GCATTTAGAACTATGTCAATTGAGGTAGCCTTGAGTGGACATATTTTTTTTTGCGATTTAGGGAACGACTTGTTAACCTATATCCAGAAATCTTTGGTTCCAAGGAGGACAGAGAAGCCAAACAAGATTCAAATCAAACTGGCTGGGGCTTTGAAAATAATCTTCAAGGATTCAACGAAAAGTGGGGATGGACTGGATGGCTTATCGGACTATGTAATAACGATATTAGAAACCTTACAAGCGTATCGGAATTACCCTTGCATCAATGTTTCATTTTTACCAGTTACAAACTCGATTACAACAATTTACAAGAAAAATTAATGCAGTCAAAAACTGCAAATAAACGAAAATGAACATAAACAAAAATCACATAGGGACTGGAAATTATTTCTGGAGAGAGGTAGCCGAGAGAATGAAGGCACAATATTCTCATGGTACTATGACTGAGTTTGATTTCAAAGCGATTACCGTTTTCCCTTTATTACATATTGCCATATCCAGAATTGATATTACTGATTCAACGGCTACTCTTTCGTATTCGATAATGATAGCAGACCAGAATATCCGTTACTCAAACGACTGGCAAGGGACTTCAAACGCTACGACATTTTCAGAGATTGGTTATACGGAAGACGAGAATTACGCATTCGTACTTCAAGAACTTTATATTCGATTAATAAAGGAAATTTCGTACATGGAAAAACAAATGTATAATAGCCTCAATATTTCCAGACCATTTACATTGACACCATTCATAAAGGATACAGATAGTGTTCTAACTGGTTTCTCTGGGGAAATATCATTGACAATTTTGAATCCAATTGTAACCGATGGCTGGTGTTAAATTGCCAAAAACTGATGCCCAACTAGGGAGAATGGCTGGTGCCTTTGCCGAGGCACTTAAATCGGCTACGAGGAGGCGTATTAAAAAAACGGGGATTCGTGCCAATTGGAAACGGGCTGGGAAAAACTGGATGGCGTATAATATTCGCAAAAGCAGTTATACAAGTCAAATTTCAGCATCTGGAAATTTAGCCAATAACATCAAAGTAGTAAAAAAAGACAATTATGATTTTGAGGTAACTATGCCTTTTTATGCGAAATTTTTGATTGAGGGACGCAAAAAAGGAAAGGGGATTCCAATCAATGTCATGAATAAGTGGATACGCCAGAAACGAATTAAACCCAGAGGAGGCGATGGCAAATTTACAAGCATGAGTAAGGAGTCACTTGGATTCATGATGAACAGAAAAATCAAATATTTTGGAATAGAAGGCTTTGATTTTGTAACCCCAGAAAGGGAACAAATAAAAAAAAGATTCAAATCGGCTTTAAGTAGGGCTATGAACTCGGACATAAAAGACTTAATAAATAAATTCAACAAATAATGGCGTTAACATTTACAGAGCAACCAAGCGGAATCCTAGGGGCAAATTCCCCTTTAATTTACCAAGCATACGATAGTACATTTTCAACTACGGCTGGGTTTAGATATGAATTTGAAATATTTGTATGGAGTGGAACAAATACAATTCCAGCCACGGCTCAATGGAAATTCATTAAATTGCCAGATGTATTCGCTGGGAATAGGGCATACATAGATATCCACCGCCTAGTAACAGAGTACATCAATAAAAATTATCTGGCATTCGGTAGTGCAACCGCAACTATTAGTACCGGGGCTTATTGGGTCGCAGTAAAAATTAGGGGTTACAATACTGCTGGAGGCACAACTCCAGTATCTGGTCCAACGACATCCAATATTGTAATTTGTACCAGAGGGTATTCATATTCAATCCAAGGCATCAATGCGGAAGTTACAAAGCCAGTTTTGACGGATAGGGATAAAGTCATGCTTACAACTGAATCCTCAATTGACTACCTTTGGTATAACAAGGATTTGGTATCCAGCATAAATGTTGGTTCGGCTACTTACACGCCAACTGCTGGAGCGACATCGTTATTAAAAATCCAAGGCATCGAGTTAAAACAAGCCCTAACGGCTGGAGGAGTTTGGGGTGTGAATAGCCAGATTACATTTAATTTAGTGGCTGGAGGGAATTTCAAAATGCCAGTTGAATTTGATTGTCCTAGCCGTTATGGTAGTTATTCAATGCTATTCTTAAACCGATACGGAGTTTATGAGGGAATGACATTCAATGCGGTTTATTCCCCATCATGGGCTATTACAAGAGAGAATTATCAAACTGCATTATTAGTAGGCAGTAATCTAGATTTGGCATGGAGTTATGGAATGAGGCAAACTAATATTTTTAATTTGCAATCAAAGAAAACCATGGTTATCAATACCGACTGGATTCCAGAATCCTATGTCGACTACCTTTCCCAGATGGTTATGAGTGAGGCGGTTTTATTTGCGGAGGGAGGGAATTATTATGCAGTCAATGTTCTGGATTCTCAAATGGAACAAAAAAGGGCTACCAATATTAAACTGATTCAATATGCGTTCAATCTGGAATATAGCCAACCTTACATAAATAAAATTGTACGATGAGATTTAGTTTAAAAATTGAGGGGATAAATGTGGATTTATTCCAAGACGAAACTATCTTGTTGACTAGGCAAGTAAAGGATTTTTCAAAGATTGAAAGTGTTTTTACTGATTACACTCAATCGTTCCAGATACCAGCCACAGATATTAATAACAAGATTTTTTACAATTGGTTTGAGGAATCCATTGAATACGCCAATTGGAACCCGAATTTAAAATTGACTGCTAGTATTGAAATAGATGCAATACCAATTTTTTATGGGGCGGTAGAACTATTGCAAGTTGACTACAAAGAGGGGTTGGCTCAATCTTATTCAATTGCTTTCTATGGGCAAGTTAAAAATATACTTACTCAATGGGGGGAAATTACTTTACAAGAATTATCATGGTCTGAATTTGACCACACAATTGACAATGCAACGGTAGTGTCATCATGGAGTGGGGGGCTTTTTTCTGGGGCTATTATTTGGGATATCAAAGATTACCATGTAGGGTTTACATATTCAAAGCAACAAATAACAAATAATATTTACTATAACCTAGGAGGTGATGGGATTGATTTCAACGATTTACGACCTAGTATTAGATTGAAAAATATGGTCAACCATGTTTTTACAAAATTTGGTTATACGCTTTCTGGAACTTTATTTTCCAGAGCGGAATTTTCGAATTTGTATGTAACCCCAATGGCTACATCTGGACCCATGGTTGATTATGACGATTTACAATTTGGATTATTTGAAGCGAATGCGGTTACTCCAATTTCTATATTTCCACGTTCATCTACGAAAAGTACATGGCAACATTTACCTCTTGGTTCGAATGTCGTTTCAAACCCATCTGGGGCATGGAGTAATACTACGTTTGAATATACAATCCCAAAAACTGGGGATTATGATTTTGAAGTAGAACTAAATCAAAATAGCGGTGCACCTAGTCAATTCGCACATTATCGAGCCATGATAAATGGGACTATGGTCGATAATATTTCTGGGGATGACTTTTTTTTTAATGGTTATGTCTGGAATATTAAATTGCGTAAGGCTACGAAAGGACAGAAATTTTACCTTGTGTATGCGGTATACACAAACGTACAAATAACTGGAACCTTTAAATGTTCATTTTCTCCTTATAATACTAATCCAAATGTATTCATGAAGGAGGCTATGCCTAACATTAAATTGAGTGATTTCATTAATTCAATACTTCAAACATTTAATGCTATTCTGGTACCAAAAAGCCTAACCGAATTTGAGATTCATAATATTGACGATTGGTATGCATTGGGGGTAAATAAGGATTACACAAATTATGTAGACTTTACAAGTAACCAGCATAAAAAAATGGATATCCCATCAGTTATCAATATGGGACATAAACCGAGTGAGGCTGGAAATAGTTTATTTTTTAAGGATACTTATAGTCGAGAATATGGCTCAATTACTTTTAAGCCAGATGTTGATTTTGGTTCTGGGGAATTAAATATACAGAGTATATTCTCAATCATGACTCCTAGCAGAATCAATGAAGTCAACCAAATTGGAGCGGTAGTAAGCGAAACTGATTTGGATATGCCATTAGTTCTGGGAAAGGATTTCAAACCAATTCAACAAGAATTAATATTGTTTTATTTTCAAGACTTTAAAAACAAAAAATCATGGTATCGATTAGGGGGAAATACATTGACATATCAGCCTATTTCGTCCTCATATACAAATACCCCGACAACGGGTGCCTCATCAATTGCATGTACATTTGGACTGGAATCCTCCGCCGAGGGGGATATCCCAACCCAGAATATCTACATGAATTTTTGGAATGAATTTATTTCTAGGCTTTATAGTACACGAAGCCGTATATTTATATGCCAAGCATTCATTCCAGTAGGGGAGTGGCTTAAAATGGCTTTAAATGATAATATAGTTGTATCTGGGAATTATTATAAGATACAGAAAATTGAATACAACATTTTAACCGAGGAGGCTAAACTTGAATTAATATCCTATCCCAAAGTAAATAAGATGACTATATCTGGTTCGACTGGGAAAAAACCAGTATTTGTAGACCCAGTTCTTAATTCAGAGGGTAAAACATACATGAATGGGATTCCATTTAAGTCATCAATTGCGAATGCAGTTTATTATGGGGCTACTGGTAATTATGTTGCTGATGCGTCTCCAGTTGACCAATACAATTATTCCATGCCGATGTTACTTGATTCACTTTATAAGGCTCAAATGAAATCCATGACTATTTGTAAGGTTACTATCTGGAGGACTACCGCTCAAACATTAACCATAACGCCTACCAATTCGGCTTTTGCAATTGCGAATACTGGATTTGATGGGGATGGCAGTTTATTTGCAACTGGTGGGAATACTCAAATTACCATTAACCAAGGTGGACAATATCGGGTTCGAGCCTTTGCAGTTTTTGACAATAGCGGAGGACATAATCTAATAGCGGAAATATTGCTGAATGGAATTGAGACGGAGGGATATTATGAATTTAGTGGGAACCATATTAATACGGCTACAACCGAATGCATATTGACAATCAATGAAACTGGAGTCATCAAATTCGGTACAAGGACAAATGATGGGGGCTCACATTCGCTTTCAATTAAAAGCGTAAATATGACAATTGAAAAAATCTTTTAATATGTATACAAACATAATCAAAATACTCAAATCTCATTCCTTTTATGGAGGTAGCGGGAAAATAGAATTTTCAAAAGGACACAGAGAAATACCATCTACATGGAAAGCATTTGTAAAACAATTTAAACGAATCATTAATGGCAAACGAGGATATAAATTTTAAGGTTGGTGCGGATACCAGCAAAGCCGAAAAAGGGGCGAAGGCAATAAATGACTCATTCCAGAAAGCGGAAAAGAGCGTACAAGATACTAATAAGGCATTAAAGGAGGGCGGTAATAATGGTAGTAAATTTGGTAAGGCAATAAGCGGTATTAAATTTGGTGCGGGACTGGCAGTTGGTAAAGGTTTATTAGATAAGATATTAGGTTCTTTAGTTGAAAACGAAAAAGTTGCAAATTTATTCAATGATGCCCTTTCAATAATAAGCGGTACGGCGGAAGGGTTAGCAGAGATAATGACTCCAGTTTTTGATGCAATTGGCAAGGCGATTGAAAACCCTAAAAAAGCATGGGACGATTTAGTTGGGGCGTTTGAAAGAGGCGCAAAATGGTACTATGAAAATATTATAAAAGGCTGGGGGAACCTTGTTTTAGAACAATGGAATAATATGCGTATTACTTTATTGGAATTAAGAAAAGCATGGAATGATTTTACTGGTGATACTGAGGAGTCGGCTGAAATACAAAAAACAATTAATGAACTTCAAAAAGAAAATATCGAAATAGCCAAGGAACAAACAAAAAGATATGAAAATATCAAAGGAGTTTATGTGGCTGCAATCGATACCGCAGTCAAGTGGGGCGGAGTAATTGCAAAAAATATTGAAAAAACGTATAAAGGAAACAAAGCCCTCAGAGACACTGGTACTGCCTATATTACTTTAAATGCCAAAATTGAGGAAAATATTAAATCCTTAGAACGTCAACAAGCGCAAAATGAAGCCACGGCAAATAATGAAACGAAAACATTTGAGGAGCGACGCAAAGCAATTACAGATAATCTGGAATTAAAAAAGCAACATATTGCACTTGAAAAACAATTAATCCAAAACCAGATTAATTTGTTAGCATTGGAAAACCAAGCCAAGGGAGTAAGCAAAGAACGAAATGCTAATATTGGGGCATTGAAAATACAAATGAAAGGGTTAGACGCTACAATAGCCGATACTCAATTGGTAGTTGATGAAACCCTTCGTGGAATTGATGAACAACAAAAAGAATCTACTAAAACTCTAGGGGACGCCATATTAGAAAGAACTCGAATGGAGGCGGAGGCAACTGCTAATGTTGGTCTATTAGAACACGAAAAATTAAAGGCTACCCTAGATACAATTGATGCCCAGAAAAAGGCGTTTATGTCGGCTTACGATGAGCGACTAGCAAAGGAGACTGAAGGAACTGCAAAATATAATGAGATTCTAGCCGAAAGAACTTTAAAAGAGGGGGAGTTTAATTCTCAAAGGATTACGGGAGAGGCTGAATATACTAATGCGGTCAAAGAATATACAAAAAGCCAAACTGAACTTCAACTTGCATCTATGCAAACCAAAGCAGCCGCACTTCAACAAGGTTTAAATTTAGCAAAAACCATGTTTGCCGATGACGCGGAAATGCAGTCGGCTATTGCAATTGCGGAGGCTATCATGCAAACCTATGTAGGGGCAAACGTAGCGTTAGCATCCAGCCCTCCTCCATTGAACTTTATAAACATGGCTGGGGTAATTGCTGGTGGACTTGCAAATGTCATTAAGATAAAACAAGAGGCACAGAAATTAGCATCTCAAACTGGGGGGAATGCCCCATCTGGTGGGGGTACTATGACAGCTCCGCAAATAGGACCAAGCCTCAATATAGCCAGAGGGAATGTAGTTGACTCAAATATGCAATTAAAACAAGCCATGGGTCAAGCAAATAAACCTCAAAGGGCTTACGTTGTTCAATCAGATATTGAATCTGGGGAATCGCTAAACAGAAAAATCATGGAAAACGCAACACTTTAATCCTAACCCGTTTTATTGATATAATGAAAATTGTTGAATTGATATTAAACGAGGAGGAGTTGGCTCATGGGATTGATGCTATAAGCATCGTTTCGGCACCAGCGATTGAGTCAAATTTTATTGCCTTAAAGTCCCAAACTAAATTTCAATTCAAAACTGCGGATGCGGACAAGCGTATCCTATTAGGACCAGCCTTAATTCCAGATAAACCAATTTATAGGAACCAAGACGGAGAGGAATTTTATTGTTATTTTTCACAAGGTACTGTAAAAAGGGCATCGGAACTTTATTTAATGAGGGGTAACCAATCAAATGCCACCCTTGAGCATGAATTAAAAATCCATGGTATTACATTAATTGAAAGTTGGATTAAGGAGGATATGGAAAAAGACAAAAGTGCCATTTATGGAATGACAGACCCAATTGGAACTTGGATGGTAGCCTTAAAAGTCGATAATGCAAAAGTCTGGGAGGATTATGTCAAAACTGGATTAGTAAAAGGATTCTCAATTGAGGGATTTTTCGCTGAAAAATCAAAGGTCAAAATGAATAAGATTAAAGTAACTCCAGAACTTGATGCCTATCTGAAAAGTTTAGGATACGAAAAAATCTAACAACACAAAAATTAATCGTTTTATAAGTATGCAGAATGAATCACAAACAATTTTAGACAGAGTTTTAAATGGTCTTGGTTACAAGAAACCATCCAGAATGGACTTTGCAACTATGAAAACTGCGGATGGACAGAATACATTTGAGTCGGAGGGATTTATGCCTACTGATGCAGTATTTATCGTTTCGGAGGATGGCAATATTAAAGTACCAGCGGGAACTTACGAAATGGAGGATGGCTCAAAGATTTCAGTTGACGATGCTGGTGTAATTACAGAAATGATTTCCCCAGACCAAATTGAGGAAATGCAAAACGCCCCAATGAAGGAGGCTACTGGTAAGCCAGTCGCTCAAGAGCAAACAAACAACCCAAAAACAATAATCGAAACAATGACAAAAGAAACACAATTTGCGGAAATAACTCCGTCCGTTGAGGATAAAAAGGAGGAGCAAACAATGTCAAAACCAGCCTTATTAATCAAATGCGAGGATATGGTTGGTGGCGGTGAATTAGCGGAAAAAGTAGCCGAGGCTATCGTTAGTATCGTAGATTCACCAGAGGGCGAAGAAATTATTGCTGAATACAAAAAAATGAAATCTGGAACTAAAATGTCATCTCATTCAAAAGACGATAACGCAATCCTAGATGCAATTAATAAATTGCAAGTTCAATTGTCGGCTATCAAAACTGAAAATGACAAATTAAGAGATGAGTTGTCAAAAGAGGGCAACAGAACTCATTTTAATCCAGATGCATCTACTTCTACTAAAATGCAGTTCAAATTAGGAGCGAAGCGTGAAGAAACTATTGAGGACAGAGTATTCCAACAATTATTTAATTAATCAAAATCATGAAAAACAGAAATATTCAATTAAGTGGACCTAGTGTCACATCAACTTATGCGGGTGAATTTAGTGGCAAATACGTCGCCGCGGCGTTGCTTTCTGGAGATACCCTTGCCAAGGAATTAATTACTTTGCACCCAAATGTGCGTTACAAAGAGGTAATTAGAAATTATGCAAATTCAGTTTCAATCGCCAATGCAACTTGCGACTTTACTGATTCAAGTTCAGTAACATTGTCAGAATATGTTTTGACCATGACTGAAAAACAAGTGAATTTAACTTTGTGTAAAAACAATTTATTCACTACATGGGAAACTATGCAAATGGGATTCTCGGCATTCGATAAATTGCCACCAACATTTGAGGAATTTGTACTTGCCCAAGTTGCAGCACAAGTTGCCCAACAGAACGAACAAGGAATCTGGAAATCAAACCTATGGTATGACTCCGCGATTGTCGCTGGTCAAGATGGAATGGTTGGATATCTTGTAGATAATTCCGCAATCGTTAGTACTGCGTCTGGAGCAAATTCTGGTTCAAATATCGTTGCTCGTTTACAAGCAATGTTGGATGCATCACCCGCTGCGTTATACGGCAAAGAGGGATACCAATTCTATGTTGGTCCATTGACTATGAAAGCATACCAATCAGCGTTGTCAACTGGTAACTATAACTTCCAGTTCTTCGTTGGAGAGAAGCCAATGAACTTCCAAGGTATTCCAGTGACGATGTGTCCGGGTTTAACTGATTCAGACTGCGTATTGGGATTAAAGAGCGATTTGCATTTTGGAACTGGTTTATTAAGCGATTACAATGACGTGAAATTTTTGGATATGGCGGATTTGGACGGAAGTTCAAATGTTAGAATTATCATGCGTTTTACGGGTGGAATTATCGCAACTAACCCAACTCAACAAGTTGTATTAAACGTAACCTAATTTATGAATGAGGGGAACCTAACATATGGTTCCCCTTATTATACTTTAACCCAATAAACATAAAACAAGAACATGGCATGTAATACTATTGATGCAAGGCTGGAGCCTTGTAAAGAATACGTCGGAGGCATACAAGGTGTCTTTTTAATCCCTTATGTCTGGAGCGATATTGTCGAATTGCAGACTGTTGGTAGAATAGGCTCTGTCAAAACAATTAAAACGTCCGCTGCGGTATTAGTAACTGGATATTTCTGGGAATTAAAGGGAGCGTCTACTTTTGATGTTGCTATTACTTCCGATAGGAATGGAGGCACAACTATGTATGAGGCTACGCTCGTTTTAAATTTCAAACCAAAATCGGTAACTGGAGTTATGACTGATTTCGAGGACATTCGTAATCTTGCAGAAGGCAGATGGAGAGTTGTTGTTTGGGATAGGAACGATAACTTCTGGCTAGTAGGTGAGGAATTTGGTGCGGATGCCAATACTGGTGCTGGTAACTTTGGAGCCAATTTAGGCGACCCAAGAACTTATGCAATTACTTTGACTTCACAAGAGAGATTTTTTCCAAGACCTTTGGATTCGATTACTTACGCTGGTTTGTCAACTATTTTCACACCAGATGTAACCCCCGCATAACCCCTTTTAATTTATTGTTTTCATATCTGGAGAGAGCCACCTATAATGGGTGGCTTTTTCTTTTCAAACAAAAATGATAATTTGCGTTTTATTAGATATGTACATTACACCAACCGATACTACACTTACCTTATATCCAGCGATTGCATTCCCGAATGCAACAATGACAATTGTAATTGTACATAAATTAACCAAAAATCAAATTTCATTGACTCAAACATATACGGATTCTGGCTCTGGAGTTATCATGACTTTGCCATCTTTGACACCTATATCTACAATAGCAAATAATCTGGATGAACTTGCAGTTCGAGTATTTGATTCCACAAATCGCTTATATTACGAAATGGTTTATAGATGGGTTACTAATAGCCCAGATATTTTGTTAAATCGTAAATCTTGGACAAAAACCAATAATAATCAAAAAGAATGGATGACACTATAATTAAAAAAGCCAAGGGCGATGTAAAAGTCGTTCAAATGAGCACCTATACCAGTCCCAGCATTGTAGAAAAAAAGAACAAAGCATGGGTAGAATATGGCGACGATAATGATTACTATGGATATCTCATAGATATGTTTCATGGTAGCCCTACAAATAATCGTTGCATAAAAGGAATTGCGGATTTGATTTTTGGTCAAGGCATGGAGGCGAAGCGAAGCAACCGAAACCTACCAGATTATGTTACATTTAAAAGGATGTTTTCAGACGAATGTTTACGGAATGTAGCACAAGATTTGAAAATGATGGGCATGGGAAGTTTCCAGATTGTACGCAGTAAGGATAAAAAGAAATTAGCCAAGTGTTACCATTTTCCTATACAAACTTTACGCCCAGAAAAATGTAACGATAAGGGCGAAATTGAGGCATACTATTATTATCCAGACTGGGCAAATATGAAACGAAGAGCGGAACCTAAACGCATACCAAATTTTCAATTTAATCCAGAGGCATCTGAAAGTATTTTAGTAATACGACCATATTCAACTGGTTCTTTTTATTTCAGTCCAGTAGACTATCAAGGGGGATTACAATATGCGGAGTTGGAATGCGAAATAGCGAATTACCATATTAATAACATTAAAAATGGTATGGCACCCTCAATGCTTATCAACTTCAATAACGGAGAACCTTCGTCGGAGGATAAGAATAGTATTGAGAATGCAATTTTAAACAAATTTAGTGGTAGCAGTTCTACTGGAAAGGTAGTTATTTCATGGAATGATAGTGCCGACCAAAAAGCGGATATAACTCCAGTTCCTTTGAGCGATGCCCATAATCAATACCAATTTTTAAGTACTGAATCTCAAGACAAAGTTTTAGTTGCTCATGGGATTACAAGCCCATTGATTTTTGGTATTAAAAATATTGCCAACGGATTCTCGTCCAACGCTGATGAGTTGACAACTGGAATTAAGATTTTTGATAATATGGTTATACGCCCATTCCAGCAAATGGTAATTGAGGCGGTTAACCAAATCTTGTCCGAGGCGGACATCAATTTAGAACTATATTTCAAACCTCTCAATCCATTGGACGATGACGAGATTGAATCTACAAATGAGGGCATGGCATTGTCTTTTAAAAAGGAGGAATTTGTCCAACCAAAAACTGGAGAATCGAGGGAGAATTTTTTAGACAGATGCACGGAGGTAATTATAGGAGAGGGAACTGAAAAACGACAAGCGTTTACTATTTGTAAATCATTCTGGAAAGACGGATTTGAATTTGAGGAAACTTATAATGACTATCCAGAATCGGCATCTAATAACGCCCAGAGTGCAATTGACTATGCGGATAAAAATGGTTGGGGGGAATGTGGAACGGATGTAGGCAAAAAGAGAGCATACCAATTAGCCAATAAAGAAAATATTAGTCGGGATACAATTGCCCGTATGGCATCATTTCGTCGACATCAAGAAAATAAAAATGTTCTTTATGAGGAGGGATGTGGAGGATTGATGTGGGACGCTTGGGGCGGGGATAGTGGAATTGAATGGGCGGAACGAAAATTAAAAGAAATCGATAAAAAGAAACTTTCATTTGCGGAGGAGGACCCGTGCTGGGAGGGATACGAAATGGTAGGCTTTAAAATTAAAGATGGTCGGAAAGTACCAAATTGCGTTCCAAAAGAAAGCATGGGGATTAATCGTAAGGGAGTCGAGATGTCCAGCGATGACGAAATGTCTTGGTTGGAATTTTTAGGCGATAAGGGGGAAATTGTAAACGAAAATGAATGGGAATTAATTGACACATCAATAGTAAACGATGAGGCTTTAGACGGACATCAATATACATTTTTTCAATCCTTTGCAGACCCAGACGAAAAAAGTACTGATGACAAAGGAATATACAAAATACGATATCGCTATGGTCCAAATTCAACTTCTAGTAATAGCCGAGATTTTTGCAAACAAATGGTAGGTGCTCGAAGCGGAGGGGTTACTTATCGTAGGGAGGACATTATTGAGATGGGCGATGCTGGGATAAATGGACAATTTGCACCAAAAGGGAAATCGACATATTCAATCTGGAAATTCAAGGGTGGAGTAGCGTGTCACCATTATTGGGAGCGATTAACTTTTAAGCGAAAACAGAATAACGGAGGAAAAGTTATGCCATTGACTGATTCAGAAAAAGATTCAACAAAGAGGGATATTCAGAATAATTATGACGAGGTTTCCAATGCATCGGCAAATGACAAGGGAGTACCATTTTCTCCACCAGACTGGGCGAAGGCTCAAACTAAACCAATTAATATGCCAAACCAAGGGAGGCTCAAAAAATGACATTAAACGATAGCGTATTATTAGTAACCAATGAGGATATTTTTAAATATACTTCATTGAATGGAAACGTAGATGTTGACAAGGTTACTCCGTTTGTAAAAGTAGCCCAAGACATCGAAATACAAGAGGTTTTAGGAACACAACTTTTTCAAAAAATATTGACTGATGTAAGGCTTTCAACTTTGGCTGGAAATTATAGCACTCTAGTTTTGACTTATGTACAACCTACTTTGATTCATTATGCTATGGCTGATTTTTTGCAGTTTCATGGATACGAAATCAGTAACGCTGGAATAATCAGAAACAATCCAGAAAACACTCAATTACCAGATAAGAATGAAATCGATACCCTTGTAAAGCGTCAAAGAGGCATCGCTGAAACTTATCGTAAAAGGCTCGTTTCCTATTTGACTTATTATCCTCAATTATTCCCAGAATATACGGCTAACCAAAATGACGGGGAATATCCAACATCTAACCCAAATAATTATTGCGGATGGAACATCTAAAAAAGTCCTATAAACCCAAGGAAGAAAAAATGGACAAATTAAAAACCTATTATACTAAACTTAAAAAAAATGAAATCCAGAAAAATAACCAAAGCGATAGTATGCTATTTGCAAAAAAGGGAAAATAATTTTCACTTTATAGTTGACATAAACGGCCATATTGAGGCGGTGGCTAAAAATCCATATTGGAGTTCAATTAGTACACAACCAGATTTGGAGGCGGTTTATATCGGAGTTATTGATTCCAACAATTCTATTTCCAATGATGACCAGATAATTGCCACAGAATCGATATTAAAGCGATTTGAGGGCATTTCAGTAGAAAAACATAATATCAATCCAGATGACAACAAAAAATCAACCAAAGAGACTAAAAAAGGCAAACCAGTTATTACAGATTTGTCTGGGATTAGTATTAGTGCTATTGACTAGTTGCTCGGCTGAATGGCATATTAAACGTGCAATAAAAAAGAATCCTCATATATTTAAGGATTCTAGTATTATTGTAAGGGATACTATTGTCATCCGTGATTCAATATTTGGCATCGATACATTTGTCATGCATGACATCGATACTATAAATATTGAAAGGGAGGGCATCAAAACGCAAATTATAAGATACCGAGATAGGTTTATTGTAAACCAAAAAATTAAAGGGGATACTATTTTCCGTGAAAAAATTATAACTATTCCTAAAATTATTTATATGCCTCGGAACGAATCCAATTATGGCAAATATCTAATTATTGGAGGATTTGTAATCGTATTTTGGTTTCTTTCTTTATTGCTGGGAATTATTATGAAAAAATCAACATAATGAGATACGGAGAAAAATTTGATAACCCAAGCCGTTCCTCACCCAAAAGTAGTTCGAGGGGATGCCTTTGCAAAGACAAATTAATTTATTCCAGAAAATGTTGTGACGGAACTTTATGGGCACAAGGGATAGGGAATATTACTCGAAGCCCCGAGGTTCCAAATCAATTGATTACACAAAATGGATTTTCAATTATTACTCAAGACAATAAAAACATAGTAACAAATTAATATGGCAGAAATAAAAATTACCGAAATGACGGCAATCGCATCGATTGACAATGCGGATGTATTGAATATTGTAGATATAAGCGAAAACACGTCAAATAAAATAACAATTACCCAATTAAAAACTATTGCACCCGTTCAATCGGTGGCTGCAAGAGTCGGGAATGTTGTATTGAATAAGACAGATGTATCTTTAGGAAATTGCGATAATACGAGCGATTTGAACAAACCTATTTCTACGGCTACTCAATCCGCATTGGATGGGAAAATGTCTGGGAACGCTGCAATAACTGGTTCTACCAAAACAAAAATTACCTACGATTCAAAAGGGCTTGTAACTGCGGGAGCGGATGCAACTACAACGGATATTGCGGATACAACAAATAAGCGATATGTTACCGATGCTCAATTAGTAATCCTAGGTAACACAAGTGGAACGAATACGGGTGACAATGCAACTAATTCACAGTATAGTGGGTTGGCTGCAAGTAAAGAAAATACAATTACTGCAACAACTTCAGCAGATTATTACAGAGGTGATAAGACATTTCAAACCTTAAATAAAACGGCAGTTGGTTTAGGAAATTGCGACAATACGTCGGATGTCAATAAGCCAGTAAGCACTGCAACACAAACTGCACTTGATT